GGTTCCGGAACCGGGGGCGGGAGCGCGAAGGGTGGCAAGCTCTCCCGCTCCGAACGCCGGAACAATCTCAAGCGGAGTGTTGGGAAGGGCAAGGCAAAGCTTGGTCGGGCGAAGACCGCGTTGAAGGCCGGAGACAACAAGGCGGCTCACGCCAACTTGAAGGAGGCGGTCGGTCATGCAAAGGACGCCCTTCATGGGATGGCGCACAAGGCCGACACCGAGTCAAAGCAGAAGCTTGTCCACGAGGGACTGAATCATGTTAAACAGGCAGAGCATCACCTCAGCGGCCATTCAGGCCATGGGGAAGGGCACGGCTTACATCTTGGCCATGCAGCAGAGCATCTTGGTGAAGTCATCCATCGGCTTGCAGAAGAGACGCATCGGACGTTGTTAGAAAGAGAATAGGAGGATCTGAAAATGGGTAAGGTCATTCGGAAGATGTCCCGGACGGAGATGTACAAGGTGGCCATTGAGTACCTGGAGTTTGAGAAGGCCGCCAAGAAGGGCGATGTCTCCTCGAGCGGGAAGTTTGTCGGTGGCTTCGACGGGTGCAAGAAACACATGATGGACACGAAGGGAATCCCCGCTGAGAACGCGGCGAAGCTCTGCGCGTTCATTGGACGGAACGCGGGCAAGATCAAGTTCGACATGACCAAGTCGGACATCATGGCGAAGCTTGACCAGCTCCACAAGCTCCAGACGGCGGGTCAGGACAATGCCGGGCAGGCTCATCTGACGGTTCAGATCATGAGCATCCTGAACGGGACGTCCTATTTCCCGACCGATCTTGATGATGCCAAGAACTACACGGGCGCAGTTGAGGATGTTCGGGATGGCTTCGAAGACCCGAGCAACAAGCCTCTGAGCAATCTCGCGGCGAGACTTCGGGAGTAGTCGGGCTAGGACCGGGGGGTAGGAGGTTAACTTGATCGGCATCCTGTTGGCGATTGCTGATGCGGCAAAGGCCGAGATGGCAGGACTCTCGACTCTTGATGGCATCCTGATTGGCGCCATCAGCATCCTCTTTGCTAGCGGTGTCGCCCTTTTGAAATACATCGCCATCTTGCACAAGGTCTACTCAAAGAAGATCGAGGAGCTAATGTATTCGAGGATCTCAGACCTTCAGAATGCTTCAACCAAAGTGACGACGGCCGAAGACATTACCCTTCGCCAAATCGGGACTCGTCACCGGAAGAAGTATGGGAAGGACCAAGACCCAGATCAGGAGGGTGGTACTTATGGCAGCGACTAGGAGAACTCAGATTGTTGATGCCTACGCGAGTGAAGTCATGGATCGGATCGATGGAGTCAAAGCAAGGATCGTCTCCGGGGAACTATCCGATGCCGAACTCGCTCAGGCAAATGAAATCCTGAGAGACTTGTCTGCCCATCTTGATGCTCGAATCGAGGAATTGAAGAAGAGCATGGAAGCGGAAACGAAGCCAAAGAAAATGTTTGGGTTTATCTAACGAGGAGAAGACATGGTCACCGATGAGAAGCCTTGGAAATGGTTCCTGTTCCGGACGGGGAATCAGTCGTCTGCTGATGTTGCCCTTGAGTGCCAGAACGTGATCGACGACTGGGCCAATGGATTCCCGAAGATGATCCGGGGCCGGAACCTCTGTGGAGTTGCGATTGCCGGAGCGGAGGACAAGAAATCCCTGATCGTCAAGGTCGTTCAGGACCCGACTTGTAAGAAGGGCGGAACGGTCCTGTATGATTCGGAAGCATTCGTAAGTGTCGTCGAGCCCGATGCGGAGCTGTGCAGCAGGTTCGGGACGGCGATTGGCCGGCAGGAACTCTTCAAGCCGAACCTGCACGAGACGAGCCAGATCCATCAAGGCAAAAAGGACTTTGAGAATCTGAAGGGTGGGAAATGAACAATGTCATCGACTACTCTTTTGATGACTACAAGCGCACCCCGCTTTTCTTGAAGAAGCAGTACGGTGCGGATATCCCCGGAGGCTGGAAATGGAAGTGCCCTTGCGGGAATCTCAACGATCTCAGCGCAGAGCTTGAGCAGTGGTGCCCGAAGTGCGGGACTCGCCTTCGGATCCAAACGGAGAAGGAGAAGGCTGAGCAGTCTGCTCCGGGGACAACCTGCTTGACGATTGTCCGAGTTGCCCACATCACGGTGAGGAATGCCAAAGAAGAAAATCACGGAGCCTGAGCCGAGCGAGGACCTTGCCCTTGAAAATGCCCGCCTGATCTATGAGGCGGTCATGGGGAAGAAACAGATCACGAAGTCCTCGGAGCTTTACAGGTTCATGCATGCATTGACGGGAGAGGTTGTCCCGTTCCGTGCGGTCTGCCACAACCACAAGACTCCTTGGGACTTGATCTGGGAGAGCTACAAGGTTGACCTGCCGGAATTCCAGAAGCTTCCTCAGACCGACATCATTGCGATTGGCCCTCGGGAAGGATACAAGACCCTTTCGACGGCGAAGCTAATCGCAATGGAAGCCCTGCTGAAGCCGAACGTGGCGATTGCGTCCATCGCGGCGATCATCAAGCAAGCGTCAAGGTGTTACAAGTATGCGAGCCAATATCTCTTCCATCCGATCCTCACTGAAATGAACATGGTCGTCAAGAACATCATGGAAGAGACGAGGCTCATTAACGGTTCCCATTATGAACAGCTCGTTGCGACGATCAACAACGTCAACTCTCCCCACCCGAACAAGCTGAGAGCGGACGAAGTGGAGCTGATGAAGCCGGAGGTTGTCGAGGAGATGAAGAACGTTCCCAGCTCCTACAGGGGCTGGAAGGCTCACACGTTGTATACCTCGACGAGAAAATACTATGACGGCCTGATGAGCGAGCTGATTGCGAAGCAGGCCAAGAACGGTTACAGCTCCAAGCTGATCATCTGGTGCTACAAGGACGTCTCGGAGCCCTGTCCCGATGAACGCTCCGGGGTCAATCCTCATACCTACGAGATTGAGGACATCTTCCATCAGGGAGAGAAGCTTGTCGTCAATGCCTTTGAGTACTGCGGGGACTGTCCGATCCTTCCGAGTTGTAAGGGGGATTTGAAACGGGCAAGGGGGATGATCCCGATTGACGATGCGATCAAGAAGTGGAATGAGCTGGACCGGGATACTTGGCTTGCTCAGAAGGAATGCGTTGAGCCTCCCCGGACAAGCCTGTTCTACTACGAGTGGGACGAAAAGTTCAACGCTCCAAAAGAGGGAGTCCCATTCAATCCCAACTATCCGGTCGAGATGTTTGCGGACTTCACGGGCGGTGGCGAGGACCCGAGCGTGTTCCAGTTCTGGCAGAAGTATGACAGCAATGACTACCTGATTCTGGAACTGGTCTATCGTCGTCGCTCGACGGGGGATGTTGGCCGGGATGTTGAACGGGAATGCAAAGAGCGGGGAATCCGGCCGACGAGGATGATGGGTGACTCCTCGCAGATGCAGCAGATCCGGGATCTTGCGGCAACGTCCAACTTCTTCAGGCAGCTGAGACCCGTCCGGAAGATCGACCGGAAGGAAGGGCTCTCAATCTGCAGACGCCGGATCAAGGACAATAACGGTCAGCGTCATACGTTTGTGGACTCGAAATGCGTCAACTTCAAGAACGAAGTAAAGGAGCTGAAGCGCCGCTCTTCAGACCCTGATGATCATAAGGACGGCAACGATCACTCGATGGACGCTTGGCGGTACTACTGCGTCGCAAACTACTATACCGTTGGAGAGCCTCGCATCCGTCTTCTCCGGGGAGGGGACGGGGGAGACTATGATAGCATTGAGGACGCTGTGAACGCGCCAAAACCTGCACGCATCATCCATGACAGCCGTGGAGTTCAAGGGGCGATTGACGACTATCTGAGGGAGACTGACTAATGGGCATGCTCGACAAACTGAAGGGCTGGCTTGGGTCTGAGCCGAAGAAGCTTGACCTGACCGAGCTTCCTCCGGGGTCTCCTCAAATGAGAAGGATCTCAAAATCCCTTCAGGCTGATCCTGAAGACTATGAGCGGTATGACTACAACCAAGCGGACACCTACCGTTCAAACCGGGTCAACCCGAGTGCGGAGATCCTTGACTTCCTTGCGCTGTACCAAGTCAACCCGCATATCTATGCCTGCGTCAACGCGGTTGCGACCGCGATTGCGTCGGTTGAATTCCAGCTCCAGAAGGGCGGGGTCAAAGTTGCTCCGGGCCATGAAGTCCATAACCTCCTGATGAAGCCGAACCCTCATCAGGTTTGGTATGAACTTCAGGAGATGACGATTGGCTTTGCGGAACTCTGCGGCAATGCCTTCTGGGAAAAGGTCCGCGACGACAAGGGCAAGCTGCTGGCCTTCTATCCCCTGCGGCCTGACAAGGTCCGGATCATCCCGCATCCGAAGGTCAAGGTTGCCGGATACATCTACTGCCCTCGCCCCGGAATCGAGATCCTGTATGGGCGGGATGAGATCGTCCACTGGAAATACTTCTCCTCAACCGATGAGTACTGGGGAGTGTCTCCGGCTTACGCGGCGCAGAACGCGGTGATCTTGGACATCTACTCGACCGCCTACAACAAGAAATTCTTCCAGTCCTCGGCGGTCCCGGAAGGAGTCCTCGAGACGGCCGGAACAATCTCCGACGCAACGTATCAGCGCCTTAGACAGGACTGGGCGAAGCGGCACCGCGGTGTTGAGAATGCCTTTGAGCTGGCGATCCTTGAAGAGGGCCTGACCTACAAGCCCATCGGCTTCAATCAGCGCGATATGCAAATGGTCGAGCTGAAGACGATGGCGGCCGAAGAGATCCTCGCAGCCTACAAGGTTCCGCCCGCAATCGTTGGCTTCCTCAGAGAGCGCGGGAACGCCGGATCTCTCCGCGAGCAGAAGAAGATGTTCTGGATGGATAACATCCTTCCCAAGCTCAAGCGGATGCAGCAACTGATCAACAGCGAGATCATCCCGCAGGGCCAGGACCTTGAGCTGAGATTCGTTACGGAGAACATTGCCTCGCTGATCGAGGACATTCAGATCTCAACGTCCGTTGCGATGCAGCTCGTGACGCACGGGATCATGACGATCAACGAAGTCCGGAAGAAGCTCTTCAATCTGGAAGAGGCCGACTGGGGCAAGACTCCTTGGATTCCGGTTGGACTCGCGCAGTATGATTCCGGAGTCCATCCGAACTCTCCGAACGCCCCGCACATCACCGGGATGATCGACGAGGAGCCGGGCGGCCGGGTTACGGAGGCTGATCCGCAGAATCCTGCGAAGCCTCAGCCCGGGGCCGGGGGCGGGACGCCGAATCAGGGCCCGACCAACGTCAATCAGGCTCGCAATCAATCGACCCCGATGGGTGGCTCGCTGCCGAGCATGAAGAGATATCCGGGAGTTGACTTTGAGAAACTCACCCGGCCTGATCCGGACTGGACCAATAAGCAGCAGGTCCGGGATTGGCAAAAGTGGAAAATCTGGAAGGGGCTTGCGACTCCGGACTACAAGGAGCTTGCTGCCTTCTTCAAGGACTACTTTGCCCATCAGTTCGCTCGAGTGACGAAGGGCATCCGGCCGAAGTACATGGCAGCAAACAAAAACAAGAAGGTCGAGAAGGGCCGTGCTCAGAAGATCGCAGAGGAGGCTTGGACCGATCCCTACCGGATGGTCAAGGCAACCTACGATGACGACGTCGAGAGGATGCTGTTCGATATCACGGAAGAGGCCAGCGGACTTCGGGCAAACGTCATCCCGAAGGCCGGGAAGATCATCAAGAAGCACGGCAACTCGACACTGGGGACGCTTGGTGCTGACGAGGATTTCCAGCTCGACAACGAGCGGGTTGTTGACTTCCTGAAGAAGCATGCGGGCGAGCAGATGGATGGAATCACGAAGAAGACTCGCCAGCTGATGGGCCGGGAGCTTTCGAAGGCGGTTGAAGACGGCGAGGACTTCGATCAGATGATGGAGCGCCTGAACAACGTCTTCAAGGGTGACCTTGCGGAGTGGAGAGCCCGGACGATTGCCCGGACGGAAGTTGTTACGCTGACGCAGTTTGCGGGCCTTGAAGCAGCCCGTCAATCGGGAGTTGTCGAGAAGAAGCGTTGGGTGTCAGAACTCCTCGACACGACCCGGGACGACCCGAAGGGGGAGGATCATCGGGCGATGCATGATCAGACGATTGCCCTTGATGATGTCTTCCACGTTCCGGCCCGCAAAGGGGAAGTCAACCTGATGGATGGGCCCGGCGATCCTGAAGGCTCTCCGGAGAACATCGTCAACTGCCTTTGTATCCTTGATTTCCCGGGGACGACCGAAGAGCTTGAAGATGTTGAGGGCGATTTGGCGCCGGAAGAGGAATAGATACAATTCCATAACCTTCTGTCGCTTTGTTCCAAGTCTATTAAACCGGGTAGCTGGAGGAGATGATGAACGTCAAGAAGGAAACAGAGACGCAAGAGTTTGATATGATGGAAGGGATGCCTCCCATCTACGATCAGCACTACGTTTCTGACCTGTCGGATGATGGACTTGAGGCAGCGTATCGGCTGCTTCATGCGGAGTCCGACAAAGGACTTGTACGCGAAAGTGATCCGCAAGCGGCGCAGTTCCTGAAGGCAGAGCTGATCATGCGCCGTGAATTCCAGCTCCGGGATCTTCTCGTCCCCCTCGAGAAGAAGGATGACGTTCTGAACCGGATGTTCAAGACTCTCGCCAGTTCCTCAAGCGATGAGGATGAGGTTGAGAAGAAGGACGCGACGACCCGCTATAGCGGGAAGACCGTTGAGGACGTGAACGATGAGCACGTCCATACCTTCAAGAATCTTGACGTCAACGGAACGGGCGTCACGGATGAAGGGGGCGACCCCGATCATTCCCACTCGCATAACATTTCAAAGTTCGTCTGCCTCCCGATCCAGCTCCCGAACGGCTACGTCAGTGATCACCCCGGGAAGGTTGAACTGAAGACTTCAAAGGGCCAGTTTGAAGTGACGAAGCGGTTCGACGATTACTTTGAATGGGAATCCGAGACGGAGCTATTCAAGGTTGACGTTGAGAAGCGGCTTGTCGGCGGAATCGTCTATGAGCCGGATATCATCGACGCGCAGGGCGACTCTTCCTCAGACACGGAGATTGAGAAGGCTTGCCACAACTACATGATCAAGTCGATGACAGTCGGGAAGATGCATTCCCAGAAGCTGTCGAAGGAAGAAGTGGCGCTTGTTGAAAACTATATCGCTCCGAGCAACTTCTTTATCGGG